CTGATCGTGTACAGAATGATGTCCTGTACATTTGACCACCGTTCAATGCCATACTGGCACGACAGATGGCGATCAACCGCGAGAAATCGAAATGATCTCTCGTGGCCCTCAACACTGTCGACAACACGAATCGTAGAGATCCGCTTGTCTTGTCCCCTAACCAATTCGGGACGGACAGAGTCAAAGGTGGAAGGGATCCAAGGGGAGTTAACCCCTGGGGTCCAAGGCCCAACGAGCTGCTTGCGTAGCAGTGGTGGGAACAAACCCACCACAGCTTTATACGCCGGTAACCATTTGCGATCGGCGAACGCTAGACCATCAGTGCCCGAGTAAGGATTTCTCCAGCCTCGGACGCTAGGTCTGACGTCACCAACCGCAGCATGATATACACGGCTAGCAAGTTCAACCACGTCGAACGCATCTTCCAACGGTTCCTTTATGTAAAGGGGGGTGACAATAGTACCTTTGTAGACATCAACACCGCAACTCTCTCGGAACGGCCCGTCACTAAACGATTTTCGCGCGTTAAGCGTAAAACCGCAGAAGTGTAGGACCGTTTTGATTTCCGAAACAATGGCGGCAGGGAGAATGATGTCGTCGCCGTAAACATGGCAGTTCTCACCCATACGGATGATAGTACCCATCTCGTCAGCGGTTGCACGTGTAAGAGCAAGGAAGATAAGACTTTCCAGCTCGAACGTGTAACCGTTTCCCATTGACGAGAACTTCTCCAAAGCTACCCTCTCACCATTAAACAGAGTGAAAGAGCTCCTGCACGAAGTGAGCGCAAAAAACCAGTCTTGTGGGATTAACCACCGGACAAGTTCTAGCGCAATCGTGTCGGACGCACTTTGTAGATCGATTGTGGCGAGACTACGGCTGCACGCCTCATATGCTAGGGACTGGTTAATCCCTTGATCATTGAGGTCGCAGCCGACTCGACGAAGCCGTTCCCTGAGCATCGAGCCGATACCAAGCTGGGCAAACCCAGACAGAGTAGGCTCGATACCAATGGGGCGGTTAGTCGAGGCGTCTTTTGGTACAGTTAGCATTAAGTTGCCGGGGCAGAATGTCGGACCTCTTGTTGGGTCAGACTCCTGCCACCTCGGGAAGCACTTAACGAGCGCCCCGAGGATGTTGCCGTTGCCCTGATACTCTAGGGTTGATGCCAATTTATCGCCAACACTCAACGCTGCACCGCGACATGAAGTCGTGGCACCGTCGCCGAATCTGCAACTTGACACCCACTCACTTACCTGGAACCGGCCTAACCAACGTTCTATTTTACGCCGTGCGCGACGAAGAATCGCGTAGACGCGCGGAGACAGGGGCGAGAAGATTGACTCTTCTAGCCCATTTGCGCCGCAAACGTTAATTGCTCTAAATACCAGGTTCGTTACTCGGCACTGTTCCTCGCTATCCCACCA